CTGCTCTTTGACAATATTAATCATCTGACCTCGATGTATATTGCTGATAAAATAACACAAGTTATAACTAACTTCGAACCCCGTGTGCAACTGCAAACCGTTACGGTTGACCCTGTTCCAGATGGTTATGGGTATGAAGTGTCTATTAAATACACGGTCAATAATATTCTCGGTTCTCTTGAGATTAATACGTTTCTGACAAGGATTAGATAACAAAATGGCTTCTTCAAATACCGCTCTCAGAGTGACAGAATTAGATTTTGATGGAATTAAGAGAAACCTCAAACAATTCCTGCGTGAACGTAGCCATTTCACCGACTACGATTATGAGGGGTCTAATTGGCAGGCTGTTCTCGATATTCTGGCATACAATACTCACTACATGGGATATTATGTCAATGCTGTGGCGAACGAGATGTTTCTTGATACAGCCCAACTCAGGGATTCAGTGCTGTCTCATTCCAAAGTGCTTGGTTATATCCCAACTTCCATGAGGGCCGCTACGGCTATAGTAGACATTGATGTGACACCGGGCGCTGGCGAAGATGCAGATGCCCAGACATTGTTCATGCCCCGCTACACACGTTTCATATCCCAGAACGACGATGGCTCTGCGTATTTGTGGGCGTCATTAGATTCTTACTCGACAATCAAGGCTAATGGACGTTTTTCTTTTGCCAATGTATAACTGAAACAAGGCGACATCATAACAACCCAACAATTATTCGATAGCTCAATCAACTCACTACGCCGTTTCAATATTCCATCGGCGAATGTTGATACCTCTACGCTACTTGTTACTGTCCAGCAATCTCTCACAAACACAGCCTATACCATCTATACCGAGGGGGATGACATAACAGAAGCCAACGCCAATAGCACAATTTACTATCTGGAAGAAAACCCGGAAACAAATGGGTCATATTCTATTACATTTGGCGATAACTATCTGGGCAAACAGCCGCCGAATGGCGCTATCATCATCATGACATATCTCGAAACCCTCGGGGTAAACGGCAATGCAGTCGGTGATTTCTTTCTTCTTGATGATATCAATGGCTATTCGTCCAATGTGAGCATAGAAACCGTGTCGGCCTCGGCGGGTGGCTCTGCCAAGGAAGCACTTGAGACAGTAAGATTTCGAGCGCCCCTCTATTACACGACACAAAACCGTTCGGTAACAACCAAGGATTTCGAATCTCTTATTCCACGCGATTACCCCAATATTCAATCTATTTCTGTGTGGGGCGGGCAGGATAATGACCCGCCCATCTATGGAAAAGTATTCCTGTCAATCTTGCCTCGGGATGGTTATTATCTAACCCGAGAAGAAAAGGAACGCATTGTCGATAATATCATTCGTCAACGTTCTGTTGTTACGGTTACGCCAGAAATCGTAGACCCAGAAATGCTCTATATCAAATTAAACCTGATTGTGAGGTTTGATTCGAAACTTACCACTCTCACGCGCACCGAATTGAAAGAACTCATACGGACATCCATCATCGATTATAAGGACAGGGAATTATCTACGTTTTCTGGTGTGTTTCGGTCCTCGGCCCTGCTGCGGGAAATAGATAATGTTGACCCGTCGATTAGAAGCTCTGAGATGGAAGTGAGGGTTCAGAAACGTCTTGTTGTTACAGCAAACACAACACAAAATTATGTTGTCGATTTTGGTATTCCGCTTACCCCCGGTGGAATTTTTGACAGGATTGAAACATACCCAGCAACCGTCATTACCGATACCGAGGAAATCAACCGTGAATGTTTCTTTGAGGAACAGGCCAACACACTGACCGGTATCACATCCGTTACCATGAGAAGCGGCGGCTCGCGCTATAAGACAGCACCAACGGTTACCATTACCGGCGACGGTCTCGGGGCTGAAGCCACAAGCAAGATTGTAAACGGAAGCGTCAAATCGGTTACAGTCACCAATCCCGGCACAGGTTATACTCAGGCCTCTGTAAGTTTTAGCGGCGGGAAGGGTGATGGTGCATCGGCTATCGCCACATCACAGGCTAATCGGGCTACATTGTATTCATTTTATTATGGCCTGAATGGTCAAAAGACAATTGTGTCAACAGATGCGGGAAGCATCCTGTATGATACCGGTAAGGTATATCTTAATCAGTTTGCACCCATCACGCTACTGGAAAACGATTATTATGCCGAGGATGAGTTATCGATTGTTGCTTATCCCAAGTCTACGGTCATCCGGTCAGTGAGAAATCAGATTGTCACGATTGATGAAGACGATGCTTCCTCTATAGTCATAGATATGATTGAGGAAGATTAATTGTAATGTCAACACCCGCTGCCAACGCAAAAATATCGACGGTTGTACGGTCTCAAATTCCTATTGAAATCCAGAACAGGAATGGCTTGTTTATTGCGCTTATGGAAGCATATTATGAGTACCTTGAGGCTAATGAGGAAACCCTGAGACAGGGCCGCGCGGTTCAAAGGGCAAAGGCCCTCAGAAGCTATCAAGACCCAGACACAACCATCGACAGTTTCTTGAATGTGTTGTATAAGCAGTTTTTGGCATTAATTCCTAGAGATGCCAAGGGTGACAAACGTCTTCTACTCAAGAATGTCAAGGAATTTTATCGCAGCCGGGGAACAGAAAAATCGTATGTGTTTCTTATCCGGTTGCTTTCCAATGGCAACAATGACGCAGAATTCTATTATCCAAAGACGGATGTTCTAAGGGCCTCGACCAGCACATGGTACATTCAGAAATCATTGCGGGTTCTAAACATTCTGTATGATAGCGAATATGTAACAGAGAATGAAATAACCAAATTTTATTTGTTCAATGGCCTGAAAATTTATGGTGAAGATTCTGGTGCTTCCGCCATTGTGGATAGCGCCGCGCATTTCTATGATAATGGTTATATCATCGATGAACTTACTCTGTCATCAATTCGAGGAAGTTTTGATGCGGGCGAGGATGTATACACAACATATGTCGATGACGATGGTGTTTCTCATGACCTTCGAGCGACAATCAACCCCGGAACTCTTGCATCGATTACCGTCCGTGAACCGGGATATGGATATTCTGTTGGGTACAATGTTCCCATAGAACCGGCCCTCAACAGCCCCGGTGATGGGGGCTCTGCCATTGTTACAGAGATAACGACCGGTTCCATAAATTCTGTGTCGGTGTTGTATGGTGGTTCTGGTTATCGTGCCGAGGATTTTCTGTTTTTTACTTCTTCCTCTGGTTCTGGGGCAAACGCAGAAATTTCATCAACAGACAGCACCGGAACAAAACACCCCAACACATATATCATCGATGTTTCTACAATTTCCTTGGAAGCAAACACCACACTAGGAAATACAACCTACACCAACCTGAATTCTTCCAATGCAAACACAACAATTATCAATGCCGTTTCTACTTTTGTTTACTCTAATACTGGACCAGCCGCGTTTGTCACGGTAAACAGCCCCGGCGATAACTACACAGAACTGCCCATCATCTCAGCCATAGGTAACACCCGCATTCAGGCCTTGGGTATTCTCGGGTATATGAATGTCACTTCCAGAGGGACAGGATATAATGTTGGCGAGACCCTTACTTTTACTAATCAGATTGGTGGACATGGTGTTGCAGCAGCAGCCAATATTACACTTGTCGCGGCCAATGGCGCTATTTTGAATGTTGCTTATACCGAGGTTTCTGGGTTTCCCAAGGGCGGACTTGGATATGACGATGAAATATTGCCTTCTGTCTCGATAAACACCGCAAACGGGACGAATGGTGTTATCGTTGTTGACAATTGTCTTGGTTTTGGTGCTACCTTTGAGCCATCGGTTACCACAATCGGTGGAATTAGAAGAATTGAGGTTTTGAGTGGTGGCTATGGTTACAATGTGGCCCCATATATCAACCTGACACAATCTGGTTCCATGACAGCCAATGCATATGCCAATGTGTCTTTGGGGTTATATTCTTATCCCGGGAGATATATTGATGATGATGGTCAGGTGTCCTCCTATAATTTCTTGGAAGACCGGGATTATTACCAAAACTTCTCGTATGTCATCCGGGTAGACGAATCCCTCTCACGCTATCGCAAGGCCATCATGGAAGTTCTGCATCCTGCGGGAACAGCCTTGTTTGCAGAATATATCGAAGACCTAGAAACTGTTAATTTAGTTTCCAATTCACAGAACACAATAGCTTATTCTGCTGGTTACTATTCCCCCAATGTCATTCATTTCGATGGTTCATCATATTTCAAGACCAATAACCAAACAATGGGGTCAAATTCTTCAGTTGGTGTGTTTTCTGTGTGGATATATCCTGAACGGCTTCCTAGCCTCAATAACAGGATGCACATCATAAGCCTTGGTTCATCTGCTAATGCCGGGCATGTATCACTGATTAATACAAATTCAGCAAACTCAGGTTCGGGAATAGCTGTTCAGGTTGTATTAAATTTTCAAACAACCGTTGCTAAATCCCTCGATATCCTGAGTAATGCAAACACTACGCCTATTATGGCTAACCAGTGGCATCATATTCTTGTTTCGTGGCAACTAAACAGCAGTGCAAAATGTAATTTATATATTAATGATGTATCATCCAAATCCAATGTTTATGCAGGCGGCGGTAACACCTTTGCCCGAGCCAATGTGGTTGTGGGTGGTTCCGATGCAAACGGATTGTCTCAGATGTTTGTGGGTGACATGACAGAGTTGTTCCTTACCAATGCCTATATCGATATTGCCAACACCACAAATCGCAGATTATTTTCCCAGAACCTTTTCCCTGTAAATTTATCAACTGGCTTGCTCTCGAATACAACAGTCGTTCCTGTGCTGTATTTCAAGTCTAATGCGGCCTTTGCCAATGTGAATTCTGGGGTAGCTCTTAATTCTTATCCTATTATTACCGGTACAATAACAACCGGAAATTCAACAACCCTTTTTGACGAATAAATACACATACCATGACATCCATAAAAACAACCGGGTTTACTAAATTATTATCTGAGCAGCTTATGTCTGCCTTCGCCAATTCCACCGTTTATCTGGGTGTGGGCAGGGTGCAATCATGGGCGAATGACGCTGCCCCGGACACTGCGGTCAATACACAGGATGAACAGCTTGGTGTGTGGAACAATATGCACATCATGAAGAAGGTCACCGGCAACGATATTTCCATGGTTGTGAGGCGTATCAACTGGACTTCGAATACCGTGTATGACATGTGGCGGCATGACCAAGACATGACAACCAAGAATTTCTATGTTCTTACCCCAGAATACAATGTCTATAAATGTTTGAAAGTTGGAACAAAAATATATACAATCAATGGTTATAAAAATATAGAAAATG